GGTCGTTCGCGCGCGCACGGATTCCCTAGCGCCAGAACTAAACGGCTATAAACCCTTGCGCCAGAAGAGATCTCACTGAGACGCAAAATGAGATCCCCTAGTGGAGTTTAGAGGGGTTTAGTGTGAGTTAACTGAAACTAGCGGGCACTTAACTCTGTGCTGGTCACATTTGCAGAGTTCGCGCTGATCAAGGGCTGCACGAAGGCTGCGGTTACACATGCGAGCAAAAGCAGGATTGCTGCTGCTGTGGTGATCAAGGATGACAAGAAATGGCTTGATCGCGATCTTGCGCTGGAGTTGTGGCGGAAGAACACGCTGAAGAACAACAACGCGAAGGTGGATGAACCTGATGCTGTGACTCCACCGCCGCGTGATGCCAAGGAGCTGCGGCAGCGAGTGGCGGGGTTGCCCGATGATCTGATCCCTGAACTGAATGAGAGCAGAGCGCGGCGTGAGCATTACCAGGCGGAGCTGGCGAAGCTGGAGGTGGATCTGAAGCGGCGCGAGCTGGTGCCGGCTGTGGAGGTGAAGAAGGAGGCCTTCGCGCTTGGGCGCAGCGTGCGCGAGGCGTTGGCGAATTTGGCGGACAGGCTGAGCCACCAACTGGCTGGCGAGACCGATCCGGCACGGATCCACCAGGTGCTCACTGATGAGCACCGTGCAGCGTTGGTGGAGTTGGCTGATGGTTAGTCCGTGGCGCGCTGGATTCTTGGATGGCCTGCGGCCTGAGGAGCCGCTGACGGTTTCGGAGTGGTCGGACCGCTATCGCAAGTTGAGCAGTAAGGCATCGGCGGAGCCTGGTCCATGGCGGACCTCAAGGACGCCTTACCTCAAGGAACCAATGGACTGCCTGAGCAGCACCAGCAGCGTGCAGCGGGTGGTGATGATGTTCGCTGCACAGACGGGCAAGACGGAGGCGGGCAGCAATTTCTTGGGGTACACCATTGCCCACGCTCCCGGTCCTTTGCTTGCTGTGCAGCCGACTGTGGAGATGGCCAAGCGCTTAAGCAAGCAGCGGTTGGAGAGCTTGATCAACGAAACGCCTTGCCTATCGGAGAAGATTGCTCCGGCCAGGTCTAGAGACTCGGGCAACACGATGTTCTCGAAAGAGTATCCGGGCGGAATCTTGTTATTAACCGGGGCGAACAGCGCCACTGGCCTGCGATCTGCCCCCTGTAGGTATTTGTTCTTAGATGAGATCGATGCCTTCCCGAGCGATGTGGATGGCGAGGGCGATCCAGTGGCACTGGCCGAGCGACGGACGACAACGTTCGCGCGGCGGAAGATCCTGCTGACCAGCACGCCAACGGTGAAGGACTTCAGTCGGATCGAGACGGAATATGAACGCAGCGATCAGCGGCGGTTCTATGTGCCGTGCCCCTGCTGCGGTGAGATGCAGTGGCTGCAGTGGTCAAGGCTGAAGTGGGAAGACGGCAGGCCAGAGACTGCGAAGTATGAGTGCGAGAAATGCGGCGAGCGATTCGAGGAGGTACATAAACCGCGGATGCTCAGTGCTGGTGAATGGCGTGCAACGGCGCCAAGCGATGGGAAGACTGCTGGCTTCCATCTGTCTGGGTTGTATAGCCCGCTGGGATGGTGCAGCTGGGAGCAGCTGGTGGATGACTTCCTGCGAGCGAAGGGCGATGGTCCGGCGCTGAAGGCTTTCGTGAACACCCGGCTTGCGGAGACCTGGGAGGAGGACTACGCCGCGGCCGTGAATGCTGATGGCCTGATGGCCAAGCGGCTGGCGTATGAACCTGGCACTTGCCCCGATGGCGTGGTGCTGCTGACGGCTGGTGTCGACGTGCAGGACAACCGATTGGCGGTGACGGTATGGGGCTGGGGCGAGGGCGAAACCGGCTGGATGGTTTGGCATCAGGAGTTGATGGGCGACCCGACGCAGGTGGAGGTGTGGAAGCAGCTGGATCAGGTATTGGCTACTGGCTGGGCAACGGCTGGCGGGAAGGAGTTGAAAATTGCGCAGATGGCCTGCGATACAGGCGGACACTGCACCCACGAAACCTACAATTTTGTCCGCGAGCGTGTGCGCCAGGGCGTAGTTGCGATCAAGGGCAGCAGCCGGCGCAATAGTCCAGCGGTTGGCAAGGGCAGCAAGGTGGATGTGAACTGGCGCGGCAAGGTGTTGAAGAAGGGCGTGGTGCTCTATCAGCTCGGGACTGACACGATCAAAACCACGCTGTTCGGGAGGCTGCGGCATAACGAAGGCAGCGGCAGCTTGAACTTCGGCATGGCTGCCGATGCGGAGTATTTCAAGCAGCTCACCAGCGAGCGGCAGGCACTCAGATACCACCGGGGATTCCCAATCCGGGAATGGGTGAAAAAGGCCGGTGATCGAAACGAAGCGTTGGACTGTGCGGTCTATGCCTATGCAGCGCTGCTGATCTATTCGCGAAGGATGAATCAGGCGACGATGTGGGAGCAGTTGCGGCAGCAGCTGGAAGAAGTAGAGAAAAAGACACCGCTAAGATCAAAGAAGCAGCCGCCAGCCGCGGCCCCTGGTTTCGTGCACAACTGGTAGGCCGTGAACATCCCGAGCGAGATCAGAGCAGGCGACACGATCCAGTGGAGGGATGATGCTGGCGTCGACAACTTGGGCAATACGGTCGGCAGCTCGGATTACACGCTGACCTACTGGCTGCGATTCAACGCCGCGAGCGAAGGCATCAACGTGACCGGCACGGCCTACGGCACTGGCTGGGAGTTCACGATCGCGGCAAATAGCAGCGCGACCATGGACGCCGGCACCTGGTACTGGCAGGCGATCGCTAGCAAGACCGGCTCGGTGATCACGCTGGGCAGCGGCCAGTCACTGGTCAAGGCAGCTCTGAGCTATTCCGGCACTCCTGCAGCGCTGGACGGACGGACGCAGGCGCAGAAGGATCTGGATGCAGTGCAGGCTGCGATCCGCACGATCATCAATGGCGGCGTTGCAAAGGAATACACGATTGGCAACCGGAGTCTGAAGAAATACGATCTAGCTGATTTGCTTGCTTTAGAGAGCAAACTGAAGGCGGACGTAAAGCGCGAGCAGAAAGCTCAGCTGATTGCTAATGGCCTTGGCAATCCGTTCAATCTGTTCGTGAGGTTCTGATGGGACTGCGCACCAGGCTGTTCAAGGCGATGGGATTCGAGCCGGTCCGCCCGCGGCAGCGCGCTTACCTTGGCGCCAAGGTGAGCCGACTAACCAGCGACTGGGTAACGAGTGGCACCAGCGCCGACAGCGAAATCAAGTCGAGCTTCAAGGCACTGCGCAATCGCGCTCGCCAGCTTTGCCGGGACAACGACTATGCCCGCCAAGCGTTGCGGGCTATCCAGAACAATGTGATCGGCCATGGCATTCGGCACCAGGGACAGGTGCGGATGTTGCGCGGTGGCCGACTGGATGAGGCAATGAACGCCCAGATCCACGAGGCATTCGAGAAGTGGATGAATAAATATCGCTGTGATGTCAGCGGGATTCTGGGCTTCCATGACATCGAGCGCTTAGCGGTGCGGAGCCTGGCTGAGAGTGGTGAGATCTTTATCAGGATGATCCGCCGGCCGTTCGGCGACTCGAAGGTGCCGTTCGCGCTGCAACTGCTGGAGGCGGACTACCTGATTGATGACGATGTGCCGCAGGCCAAGGACGGCAACACAGTGCGGATGGGCATCGAGGTGGATCAGTACCTGCGGCCGCAGGCGTACCACTTCTATGCGAACCATCCAGGTGATACCTACGCCGGCAACGCCCGCACCAACGGCCGCCGGATCCGGGTGCCTGCTGATGAAGTGATCCATCTGTTCATCCCTGAGCGGCCTGGCCAGACCAGGGGCGTGACCTGGTTCGCCTCGGCGCTGATGCGGCTGCACATGCTGCAGGGTTATGAGGAGGCCGAGGTCGTTCGTGCTCGGGCAAGCAGCGCGCTGATGGGATTTATCACAAGTCCCGAGGGCGAACTTACGCCTGATGAGGTTTATGAAGGGGAGCGCGTAAGCGACTTCCAGCCTGGCGTATTCAAATATCTTGATCCGGGGCAGCAAATTACTGTTCCTGATCTGAATGCGCCGGATGGTCAGCTGGAGCCATTCACCCGCTCGATGTTGCGCGCTGTGGCTGCTGGCCTGGGCGTGAGCTTCGAGAGCATTAGCAAGAACTTTTCGGAGAGCAACTACAGCAGCAGCCGGTTGAGCCTGCTGGAAGAACGCGACGCCTATCGCGTGCTGCAGCGGTACATGATCGAGAACTTCCACCAGCCGGTATTCAACGCATGGCTGGAGATGGCGGTGCTGAGCGGTGCGCTGAACCTGCCCGGCTATGAAAGCAACCCTGATCGCTATCGCGCTAGCAAGTGGGTGCCTCGGAGCTGGGAATGGGTCGATCCTCAGAAGGAGGTGGAGGCCTATAAGACCGCGGTGCGCTGCGGCTTCAAGACGCTCTCGCAGGTGATTGCTGAGCAGGGCGGCGATCTAGATGATGTGCTGATGGCACGCCAGAGCGAGCTGGCAATGCTGGATGAGATGAATATCGTCACCGACACCGATCCGAGTGAGGTGACGGAAGGTGGTGCGGTGCAGGCTGCGCGGCCGATGGGCACCGAGCCACCGTTCGAGGAAAACCAGCCGGTGATCCAGGAGGAGGAGAACTATCCAGAGGAGGAAGGGACTGAAGATCTCAGCGAGCAACTGCAAGGAGACTGATGGCAAACGTCGCCGGAACTGAGGTTGACCTGATGCCGACTGATGGCATGAGGAAGGAAGCACAGCGCTACCGCGACTGGAAAGCGGAAGGCCGCGATGGTGGCACTGAGGTGGCGGCTACCAGAGCTGGGCAGATCCTTAGCGGTAATGAGTTGAGCGCCGACACGGTGATCACGATGGCGGCATGGTTCGCCCGCCATGAGGTGGACAAGCAGGGCGAAGGATTCAGTCCTGGGGAGGATGGTTATCCATCACCTGGACGTGTGGCATGGGCGGCCTGGGGTGGCGATGCTGGTCAAAGTTGGGCTACATCGAAGGCCGATAGAATCAAGGCATTACAAGAAAGAAGCGCGGTGGACTTAGAGCGCCCCTATCCGAATGAGCACGCTGCTCGGTTGAAGGATCCCGATCAGTACGACTCATTACGTCGAGAGAACGACGCGGGCGGCTCAGGCATTGATTTCATCTACGGGATCAAGGAAGGCACTAGCGAAATCCAAGCCATCCGCTTCCGTAGTTCGCAGTACACGCCGGCCGAAGCGCGGGCGTGGTTGTCTGAGCATGACTTCGATCCGATCGAGTTCGAGGAGGCCACCGGCGATGGTGAGGGTGAACGTGCAAAGCCTGACGGCCTGAAGGTCGGTGACTTTGTGCAATGGGATTCCAGCGGTGGCACTGCTCGCGGTCGGATTGACTCCATCGAACGCGAAGGGCAAATCGATGTGCCCAATGCCGATGTGGTGATCAATGGGACTCCTGACGATCCTGCAGCACTGATCACTGTTTATAGAGAGGGTGATCAAGGCTGGGAGGAGACTCCCGTGCGAGTCGCGCATCGCTTTAGCACCTTGACGAAGATCCCTGCGCTCCGTGCAATGGAGGGCAGGTACAAGCGCAGCGAGGTTGTCGAGTTTGATTCTGTTGAGGATCGGACCTTCGAGTTTCCATTCAGCTCGGAGTATCCGGTGGCGCGATATTTCGGCAACGAAATCCTGAGCCATGAACCGAAGGCGGCTGATCTTAGTCGCCTGAATGACAGCGCCCCGCTGTTGTTCAACCACAACCCCGACAAAGTGATCGGAGTGGTGGAGCGTGCATATATCGATGGCAAACGCCGGAGAGGTTATGCGCGTGTGCGGTTCAGCCGCAACGCATTCGCCCAGGAAATCTTGAGCGATGTGAAGGATGGCATTCTTCGGAATGTCTCCTTTGGCTACTCCATCGACAAAATGGAGGAGCGTGGCAGTGGCGACTTTGTTGCTACTGCCTGGTCCCCGTACGAGATCTCTGTGGTCTCTGTGCCGGCGGACAAAACCGTGGGCATCGGCCGATCGCTGGAGCCCACTGATGAAGCTGCTTCGGCAGCACCAACACCCGATCCCATTCCTTCAATGGAAAACACCACCCCCGATCTGGCCGTGGTGCGGGCCGAAGCCGCTGAGGCTGAGCGCGCCCGTATCTCTGACATCTCCTCCCTGTGCGCCAAGCACGGCATGGAGGACCTGGGCCGGCAGCTGGTGGAGTCTGGTCGTTCTATCGACGAGGCCCGCGCTGCTGTGCTCGACAAGCTCAACATCCCCCAGGAGACTGTGACCATGCAGGCCGCTGACATTGGCCTCACTGAGAAGGAGAGCCGCAGCTTCTCCTTCCTGCGTGCCATCAACTATCTGTCCAACCCGACCGATCGCTCTGCCCGTGAGGCTGCTGCGTTCGAGATCGAGGCTTCCGAAGCTGCTGCTGCCAAGCTCGGCCGTCAGTCCCGCGGCATCACCGTGCCCCAGGAAGTGCTGCGCCGCGACCTGAACGTGGGCACCGCTTCTGCCGGCGGCAACCTGGTTGCCACCGAGCTGGATGCTGGCTCCTTCATCGATCTGCTCCGCAACGCTTCGGCTCTGGATCAAGCTGGCGCCACCGTGCTGACCGGCCTGACCGGCAACGTGGCCATCCCCCGCCAGTCCGGCGCTGCTACTGCCTACTGGGTGGCTGAGTCCGGTTCCCCCACCGAGTCCCAGCAGACCGTCGATCAGGTGAGCCTGGTGCCCCGCACCGTGGCTGCCTACACCGACTTCAGCCGTCGTCTGATGATCCAGTCCTCCATCGATGTGGAGAACATGGTGCGCAACGACCTGGCTCGCGTGATCGCTCTGAAGATCGACGCCGCTGGTCTGTATGGCACTGGCTCCAACAGCGAGCCCCTGGGTCTGAAGAACACCACCGGCATCGGCACCGAGGATTTCGCTGCTGCTGCTCCTACCTTCGCTGAAGTGGTGGCACTGGAGAGCGACGTGG